TTTAGGTAGTACGTGAAACTTATACAAGTTTGTTATGGCAAGTTCTCTTTCTGGGTTGTTACGACAAGTGTTAGGAGTTGTTCGTGGCTTTTTAGAGAAGCGCCTTGTTTTCATTTTTAGTCCTTAGGTTGGTTGTAAGGTGTTGTTAAGTCTTTATGAAATTCTTAAAAACTGTGTTGTCCTTGATGCTGCACTAGTAACTTCGGTTCCACCTAAGCAACGCCATACTCCGTCTAGTGCAACCCCAATTTTTGTTCCTGCTGCGTTTGACGCTCGAAGTCCAGTACCCGCTGTAGTTTCTCCAAAAGCAAAACTAACAGTATCATCTTGTGGGGTAAGCAGCGCGGTAGTTCCAACTGCTCCTGCTGCTAAACCTACAACCACAGCAGTAACGTTAGCAGTAGTTACAGTAGCGTCTGAGCCTGCTGGTCCAGTTGCCCCCTGCCCACCTGTTCTTGCTAAAGATATAACAAAGTTTCCATTTTCAAACGTTAAGTTATATGCTGGCATTATGAACTCGCTTCTTCAGTTGGACTAAAACGTACCTCAATTAGTCCCCGGAAAGGTTTCCAAACTTGTTGTGCTGCACCAGTACCAGTATCAGCTACCTCTAAGTCAATCCAACCAAAAACAGGAACTTCAGGTTCAGGCTGAGCTGCCCAACCTGTAGTAAGCGTTTGGGGGATAACTAAAATAAAAGAGTTGTCTGTAGTAACAGTGTCAATAATAGTTAAGTCTACTACCTGACCTCCTGCTTTTACGTCTACTGGTAGGTTAGCAGCGTTTAAAGACCCTGCCATGTCAGCTTCAATTACCTTAGAGAGTATAGTATAACCTTCTAAACTAGTGACCCAGTCTAAAGTAAACTCTAAGTGAATTTGTTCGCCTTGGATAATGGAAACAAAGACTGCTCCATCATCAGTAATTAGGGTACGCGCCCTAGAGTTAATTCTATCTCTTCCCACAGTAGTGTTCCTTTTCTTTTTTATCCTGTAAGGCGTTCTTAACCTTCAGTAAGTTATAAACATTCTTTTACATAACCAGCGTCAATCATCTCCGCGCCGGATAACTGAGCGTAGTCTGCGCCGTGCAAGTGCGCAGCGTTCTGGCCAAACCATACTTGAAGTCCGGGAGGGTAGTAACTTCTGACATCTTCAGTTACACTGGGTTCAATAACGCCATTCCGACTTGCTGCGTGGAAAGCCCAAGTAGCCTCTGGGTATGTGCAAACTGATGGACCCATCATTAGAATCATTGTGCAGGCAGAACCACAAAACCCACGAACGGAATAGGTGCCACCAGCAATCCAGTGATCAAATATACCCTCCCTGTAGATATAAAAGTCTCCACCGTTATTACCTAGTATTTCAATATTGCTTGCAGCTTTTGTTTGTGGAACGCAGGCTGTGAGCGCAAGCGCGGCTGCAAGGATAAGCGGTTTCATCATGTTCATTCTCCCGCCAGTGCAGGCCCGATTATCGCGCCGTGGTGTGCATCTGGTGCAACCATATTGCGCGTGCGGGGCCGAATGTCAATCATGCTGCCAGCTCCGTGACGAGGGCGGTTGTCGGTGCGCCGGGAACCAGTTCAATGCGGCTGATGGTAATAGGCAAAGCGGCCTCACCGTCTACGGACCCGATGAACAATGTCGTTGGTGTGACATAAGACGCGGAAGTATCCGGCGTTCTAACATCACCGTCATATGCGCCTCCGATATAGTCTATTCCGTGCGCGCCGACGATTGAGAACGCGGCGGGCGGGGTCACGGTGCTTAAAATCTCAACGGTGCCCTGATTAACTGACGCAGCAAATTGCCCCACATGCCATGCAGCGGTTGTTTCATTGGTATTTATCAAATTCCGGTTATTGCTGTCGCCAGCTTGATAAAGGCGGAGGAACCCAATGCCCGGTGTGGCGTCCACAATCCCAACCATTTTCAGCATAAAACCCGCTGTCATGTCCAGCCCCGTCAGATCAAGGCTCATGATGTCAGCCGCGATGGCCTTTGTGGTATCCCCGCCCATTATCCAATCGGTGTAGGCACTCGCTGCCTGCGTGCCTATTACGTCGATGTATTCGCCCGTGACTGCGCTGTCGGGGCCAATGCCAAGAAATATGCTTATGCCATTTGCGTTTAGTGTCCAGGTAAACGTGTATTCACGGTCGCCATTGGGTAACTCACGATTGATGAAATCCGTGATTGTTCCAGCGTTGCTGCTTGTAACTGACGGCGATGCCAATGTCCCCCGAATCTCGGTGGATACTCCTGCGGTGAAGTTGCTGCAAAGGATAGCTATCCGACCAGACGTTCCTGCCCTAGCTCTAACACGGCAATAAACCCGAGTGCCGTTACTGGCATTAAGGTTGTCAGTCAATCTACGGTGCCAAGTGTGCCCGCCAGACGTTACTCTTACAGGATTAAACAGACCTTCAGCGGCAAGCGTTGAAGATGTAGTTCCTGCTGTGTTAATCCCATTCGTCGGGGCCTCCCCATGCTCCCGCCGTGCCGCGCCGCTAATCTGCCGCCCACGATCTGTCTGTCGGGGTACGTCAGGTGCAAACCTATAAAGTTTCCCAAAAGGGTCTTGTGACCAAGCTTCTGTTGAGCGGGTAAGCACAACAGGTACGTTAGAAGAAAAATTGTTTTCACTTTGCGGCCTAAACTTAACTCTTAAACCTAACCCTAAACTAGCCATAAGCAATAACCCCTGTAGCAGTAGTTCCTGTAGCTTTAACTAGCACTACCTGAAGAGGAATTTCATAGTAGTTAGGAACAGTTTGAGTAACGTTGTCTCCTGAAACAGTAGTGTAGTTAATAGTTCCACCTACAGTAACGTAGAGAGTAAGCGCAGTAAAGGGTAAACGGTTAGTGTCGTGAGGTACTACTGCATGTACTTTACGACCGGGGGTAGTTAGTCCTACGTTGTAGTGTTCGTTTGAAATAGCCATTGAAGACTCCTTTTTTAATTGTTTTGTTTAAAAGTTAAAGCCTTGGGATACTACTTTAGTACCAGCTCTAACAGGGTAGAGGTATTCGACAGCGTACCGGACACCATCAGACCAGTGTTCAACGCCTTCTTTTTTATCTATTGTAGCAGTGTCAGGGTTAGCTTCAGTCCACTGTGTTCTTTCAAAGCTCTTAATAGTGTTAACACAACGAGGCTTAATGTACATGTCAATTACTCCACTAGCTGTTTTAAACTTCTTGTTAACAGCAGCAACAGAGTCAATAATTGGAGGGGCTTTGTTGTGTGCTCTAGTAATAATTCCTTGGGACTGTAGTATACTAAAGTCTGTCTTACCTACAGCAGCACTAGTTTTTCTAGCGTTACCAGAAGGGTCAGGGTAAGAAATAATCCGGTGACCACTATAAAGCTCTGCTAAAGACTTAGCTAAAGTTTCAGTGTCAGGGTGACCTTGGAGTTCACTCAGTATGTGAATCTGGTTACCTCTAATAGCAAAAATAACAGAAGCCATAATACCAACGTTAAAGTCAATAGCTACGTGTACGTCTTCACCTAGACCACCGTTAGTACCCTTAGCAAACTCAGGAAGAGTATCATCAATGTGTTCTTTACGGTTAAAGGTGTAAAAGACACTAGTACCAGAGTCTTCAAAGCTAGCCTTATACTCTCTAGCAAACTGTAGTGGGTCTAGGGTAGTTTTAATTCTCTCAATTTCTTGTTCATCTAAGTAAGGAGAAGCTGTGTAGTCATAGTGGTAACTCTTCCAGTCATCATCTAGTTCTTGTCGGTTATACATGTCGTAAAAGTAGTCATAACCTTTTGGAGTAGAGATAATTAGTGCTCTACCGGGGTTAGCTCCCCACCGGGCAGCGTTCTTTCTAGACCACCGAGTAGCTACACAAGGCTGAATAATAGACTCCCAAGACTCTTTTAAGGTCATCCCGGCACCCTTCCAAGAAGTAACCTCGTCAGCAACAACAAAGTACTGACCTGTTCCTCTCATTCGAGCAGAAGCCTCGTAAGACCAAATCTTTAGGTTAACGTTGTTAGGAAACCACATTGTACCGTTGTAGCGAGAGAACTTGTCAGCGTAGTCTTCTAAGCCTAACACGTCGGCTAACAGTGGGTAGTAAATGTCTACAGCTTGGTCGTGAGTAGGGGCAATAATAGCTACGTTTTTATTAGGTACGTTAGCAGGTAACTCAGTTAACTCTCCAACGGCTATAGCAGCAGCAACACAAGCAGCGTAACTCTTACCAAACCCCCGAGCAGCGTTAACAACAGCATACCTAACTGTTTTGTCTACAAAGAGGTCTTTAATAACTGTTGACTGAGCTTCGTGCAAAACAATTTCTGACTGCATTATACTTCTTCTTTTTCTTTTAAGTTAACCTAATGTTAAGTGGTGCTTTATTAGTAACTTCTGTTTCTGTTTTCTCGGGAATTTTACGGTAACCGTAAGCCATAAGGTTGTTAATTAGTACTGCCTTGGTAGCGGTAAGTTTACAGTACGCATCGGAACCCTTTCTAATTTTGTCTACGCCTTTATCACAAGCAGAAAGAAGTTTGTCAATTTGACGGTACTCATAAACCATTTGACAAATAGGGTCAAAGTCTAAACGTTCTAACATTAACGCTGACTGTCTTGAGTTAATATTCTTAGAGCCTTTCGGACGACCTGCTCCTACACGTACTCCACCGTGGGAGTTTTTAGAAGAAGACGACGTCTCTTCAGTTTCTTGCGGGGTTTTATCAATAGTTTTCTTAACCATAGTAGTTTTCCTTTGTAGTTCTCCTTATAAATAAGGTAGTTAGATTATATTTCAAGCTCACTCTTGGGGAGTTTCTTTGTGCGCTCTTACAGAAACAAGTTTGTATAGTTAAAATAGTTAGCAAACTAGTAAGAAAACGAACAAAGCGTTCATCAAGTTGTTAAAGTAAAATAAGTTCAAAGTTAAGTAGTAAAACGAACAAAGTGTTCATTAGGCTTGTATAGTAAAATTAGTTAACAAACTAGTAAGTAAACGAACAAAGTGTTCGCTGTTAAGTTACACAGGAATAAACGTTAGTCCACCGCTAATAACAAAGGACGTAACTCCAAGTATAATCGCACCAAGTACTAGCCTAACTAACCACTGTAGTGTACCTTCAATACCTGTTAAACGCTTTTCCACGTTAGTTCTATGAACTTCGTCTACTGCATCTTGCTTTTCTAAAGAGATAATTCTTAAGTTT